AAAGACCGAACAGAGCGTTCAAGCCAGGAAGCAGTTCCTTGAGCAGTTGTGCGCGTGAAATAGCCATGATTTACTCCTTAAACACCAGTGGTGTTGTTGTACTGGTGAAGGTTGATCTTCACAATAAACTCGTAGTAGTACGTGTCACCACTAGAGATATAGGAAGTGCCGGGCACAACGTCGATCACACGGATCGGGAAGGCAGCAGTCGTAGACGAAGCACCGTCGATGCCATAGGCCGAATCGCCAGTAGCAGTCGAGCCGACTTGAGCCACGATAGCCACGTTAGAGCCAACCAGCGCACGAGTGTAGCCGGTGGGAACCGTGGTATTGCCATTGGTTGCCACAACCTTGAAGGTTGCGTTCGGATCATCAACCACATAGGCATAAGCCAGATTGGCAGTGGTCGATTGCGCGGCGGGATAGTACTGGCCCTGCACAGGCTGACCGCTAGAGTTGGTGTATGCACAGCCAACCAGCACGCCAACGCTGTCACCAGACGTGGTCGTAGTCTTCGCCACCAAGAATCCGGTGGTGTTGATTACAACGGTGTCGCCGTTGAGAATAGCGGTGGCGTAGCCAGCCGCAATCGGGATTTGACGGATCGCTCCGGCGTAGGGCAGACCATCCAGTCGCTGGATGGGTTGAAAGCCATACGTCTTGCTAACAGAAGGGTAAGCAGACATGGTCTATCTCCAAAAGATTTAAGAACCTTTGCCAAAGCTTGTCGTGGATTTGCGCTCGTTGAAAAGCGGCATCCTCGGGTCACTCTGACGCATAAGAGTGTTGTCTACAGCCTTTGTCTGGGCGTCCGATTTAGCCGCGAAAGAAGCATTACGCTGTTCGACGAACTCGGTCGGAGTTTTGCAGAGCAACAACCCGCCAATCTCAATATTCCCGGCGAACCGGCTGTTGGGATCGACTAGCAGTTTGAACTTGGGTTGCTCTTCAACGGCGACTGGCTCCCAACCTTCGCGCAATTTGCCGGAAAGATTACGAGGGTCGTTGACATTCAAAGTAGCAACACGAATCCAGCGGTACGCGAAACCGGGTTCCTTGTCGGGTTCAGGCAACAGTTCGGCTGGCATCCACTGCTTAGGGCGCTCCGTAGTTGTCCTTACTTCCATCTCGCGTTTGAGTCTGTTCTCGGCCATTTTCAAGCCTCCAATTTCATAAGTTCACGAGCATACTGCTCGGGGGTGAGTCCAAATTTCTTTGCCAAGCCAACCTGCGTCTTGGTAAGAACGACCTTTTTGGGAGCCGTACTTCTCTTCGCGGGTGCCACCACCGTGCTTGGTCTAGTACGTTGAGGTGGTTCGTCCTCATCGTTTGATTGGTTCGATCCAAACTCTTCAGGGAAGCGTTTGCGAACCTCTTTGTCGATACTTTCATAGTATTCGTTGGTGCCGATGAAGGCTCTTCCGTAGCGTTCTGCCAAGTCTTCATGGACACCTTCGGCAAATCGGCGCATTCCGCGCTTATTGGGGTCTACGAACCATTCGTTCTTCGACACCCAAGCTGCCACTTTCGGGTCCATCTGCTGCTGGGCAGGCGGCTTTTGTGTGGTTTGTACATCATTTTCTACAGTTTGTACAGTCGGCTTGAAGTTTTTGGCCTTATCAAGCTTCAACTGCGCCCGCATCATCTCCTGCTGGGCGTCTAGCAGTCTGTCTGCTTCCCCAGAGTCGTAGGCATCTTTGAAGTTCCGTTTGGCCTGCTCCAACTCCATTTCAGCCGAAGTCTGATACGTGGAGATAAGCTCCTTCTCGCCGCTGTGCAGCATGCTCTTGAGCTTCTTGTTTTCCTCAAGAATGTTCTGAGCGATCTGTAGCGCCTCTTGCTGCTCTCGATACGCAGCCTCTTTCGCACGCCGCTCGTCGTGCCAAGCCTTCTTATATTGCTTGAACTTCGTCTTGACGTTGTGCGAGTAGTCTTTCGACTCGTCAACTTTCTCTAGCTCTTCCTTGACTTCGTCAGAAAGAGGTGCGACGTAGCGGTCTTCGGCAGGGGTGTCATCCTTGATCTCGACCTTTACTTCGTCTGAATCTTCCTCAAACGAGACATCAATATCGTCTTCGGGTTTACCCTTAGAGTCCTTGATCTCATCCGGGAACTTGAAATCGTCATCGTCTTTTGCCATCGTGTCGCTCCTTATTTGCGTTTGATGCCGCGTGGGTCTTCAACAACACCTTCGACAGTGTCATCGTTGATGATGCGGAACTCCCTGCCGTGGATGATCAGGCGGGTACCGCTGTTGGGGCGTACCAGCACAAAGTCACCCTTCTTGCACCAAGGACCCGTAGGGAACTTGGCCTTGTCCACATAGCAATCTGGACCAAGATCAACCACGAATAGGACTGTGGTCAGTACCTCTTCGTTACGCATGGTGATGTCAGACTTGATAAGTCCGACTTCGCTGTCTTCAAACTCTTTCTCTGCCTCGGGAATCGCACAAAGAATCTTGTAGCCGCTTGGCTTTGGTAGCTGTTTTGCTTTCTCTTCCGCTCTCTTGTGCAGCACCGCAGACAGGTCTACAGCACTACTTAGATCGAGTTCACTCATCGAGTTGCTCCATGTTTTTTGTAAGGTCTGTGATGAATTTGCGAGCGATGAGCAGACCTTTAATTTCCCCACACATCTCGCAGTACTCGTCGTACGTCTTGGCCCCTTTCGCGCCCAAGTGTTCTTCGAGTTGTTTGACTTTCTCGTCAATGTTGTTGACGACCACCGAAGTGGCCTTCAGGATTTCGTACATCAATCACCCTTCTTTTTCGACTGTGATCTCTGTTGTTCGCGGCGCTGCTCAAGCTCGCGCCTGTGCCTATCGACATCTGCCATCACACGGAAGCCCTCCGACTGTTGTTGGGCTTGAGTCTTGTCGCGGTCAGCGTATGTTTTCGCCATAAGCTTCGCGCCCTCAGTCTGCTGCTGCGCCTCAATACGAGCTTTCTCGACGTTGATCTGCTCTTGCTTGAGTTGAGCATCTGTCTGGTCTTTTGTCGCCTTGCGCTGGAGGTCTTGCATCTTGAGTTGCAACTCTTGCTGCTGCAACTGGATGAGCGGGTCTTGTGCCATCTGCTGGTTCTTCTGCTGCTGGGCTTCCTGCATGTTGCGCTGGAGAAGCTGTTGTGCAGCCTGCGCCGCCATCTGAGAGACACGCACCTCCATCTCTGGAGACATCTCGACCTCGTCCTGCTCCTCGTTGTACGGGGGCAGCATCTGGCCCATCGCCTGCTCAACCTGCTTGCGATACTCCATACCCAAGTGCTCAACGACGTGCGCCATCATGGCTGCTTGAAGCGCCTGCGCCATCTGTGGATTCATACCCACTAGAGCCTGAATCTTGGGGTCCTGCGCCGCTGCCATGTGGACTGCGATGTGCGCCTGATGGTCCTGATAGATGAACGCCTTGACCGGCTTGTTGCGCAAGATGTTCATGTTCTCCGTGACCGGATCACGAGGCTTCATATCATCCGACATCGGCACGAGCTTCTGGTAGTTCTTGATGCCGAGCACATCCAACATCTGACGATGCAATAGCGGAAGGTCATACAACTGAGGCGCTGTTTGAGCTAGCTGAAGAGCCGCCTGATACTGAACAACCTTCTGAGCCATAGTGGCTGCGTTAGGGTCGCTCACCGGGATGACATCAACTTGGTCGTAGTCGCTCTGCTTGATCGACCGGCCACCCTCCTCGGGCATGTACGAGTACGTCGGAGGCGTATAGTCCCTGATGATTTCTTTGAGCAGCTTGAACTCTTGCCGCATCGCATAGTGGATGCGAGCCTGCACTGCCGACATCGTCTTAAGCTGCCGCTCAAGAATGGCCAGAGTCGTGCCCACCGGGGCCTGAGCAGACATGTCAGAGGTCTGTAATTCAACCGCGCCCGCAAACTTGCGGCCTTCCTCGATGATCTGGTTAAGGAGCGCCGCTAGGACCTGACTTGGCTCCTTGTAAGGAAGAGGCATGATGTTGTCCCGCATGTTGCCACTAGGAACGTCCATGTCTCGCCATTCTCCGGGACTGATAGGAGTGTCATCCCCTTTTGCTCGTAGTCCTCGGGTCTTGAACCCCCCTGGAAGATTAGATAGAGTGCCAGCATCGACAAGCTGACGCAGGATAGAAGTACCAGACTTAGCAAATGCACCGACCAGATGGATGAGGCCAAACGCATAGAACCCAAAGCCCGGAATGTACGGATAGTGGACAAAGTGCTGGCGCTTCTGGTGCGTCTTGTCATTGGGTCTCCAATTCCTACGGATGGCCAGCACCTCGCCGGTACCCTTCTCAATCGTCACGACATACGGCAGCGCAATGCCCGTCTCTTTGCCATCGTCGTCCTTGTGCTCGTGGCCTTTGAGGTCGATCTCGACGTGCATCTCTAGCAGCTTGAAGCGGTTGTCCTCAGTCGCACGAAAGCCCAGCTTCTCAGCGATCTTCTTCTCAACCTCGTCCATGACTTGGACCGGCTCACCCAAGTCCACGTCCCGATAGAACCCCTCATGCTGGAGCCTGCGCACCTCGTTGGGGGTTTTACGCATGACGTGCGTCACACGCTCTGCCGACTCAAGGCTCGACGCGCCGTATGGCACCACAACGTCCTCAGCCGGGACGTACATCGAGACCTGCCGGTCCAGTTGCAGATCAACGTAGACCTTCTTGAACGCATTGCCTGCAAGGCCCAAGCCCCAGAGCATGCGCTCATGCTCAGGGCGGTACTCGACCATCACCTCGGTCATCTGATAGTTCATGTCCTCTTGGACACGCTCAGCCGCCTTCTTTTTCTCAGGGGTTTCTTTGC